CGGACTTGTTCACTTTGATTGAAGGTCTTCAAGGTGGAACCGTAGGTGGTTCAGGTACGTCACTCTTTGAAAAAGCAAAGATTGGTAGCGATGGTACTACGGACTTTGTAGGTGGTACGTCTAACGCTGCCGACATTGCGGATGCTGGTATTCGGAAGATGATTCTTCTTCTGGATAATGCCGATGTTCCGATGGATAATCGTGTTATGGTTATTCCTCCGGTTGCAGCCAACGACATGCTTGGTATTAACCGCTTCACTGAGCAACAGTTTATTGGTGACGGTGATGCAATCAAAACGGGTAAAATTGGTAGCATCTACGGCATGGACGTATTTGTTTCTAGTAACTGCCCATCAGGAACAACGACGAACTCCGTTGCTGTTCGCTTTGGTGTGATGATGCACAAAGACGCTCTTGCTCTGGTTGAGCAAATGGGTGTGCGTTCTCAGACCCAATACAAGCAGGAATATCTTGGTGATCTCTTCACCGCTGATACCCTGTATGGTGTAGGTGAACTTCGTGATACCGCTGGTGTTGCGATTGCTGTTCCCGCCGCCTAAGTAACATAGGGGAGGTCTTAATAATACAGGCCTCCCCACTACTTAACTAAGGAGTTTCCATGCCAAATTATAACTACATTTGTACCTCTTGTGAACATATTCAAACCGAATGGCGTTGTATGTGTGAACGTAAAAAGAAAACGGAATGTGTTAAGTGTAGTAGTAAATCAACTTTAACTGTATCGGCTCCTGCTATTTTACTGGATGGATCAAACCCTGACTTTACTGCTGCCCATTCCAGATGGGTTAAGGAACACGAAAGTCGAGGCAATGGTGTTAGGACTGAGTAATGTTAACTATAGAAGCAGCTTTTGCCGACACAAGTTACGACATGGAACTTGAAAAGATTAAGAATAAAATACAGAAGTTGTATACGGAACTGTTAGTTAAAACTTTTAAAGCTGCTAATCCTAATGCTACTCCAGAACAGATAGAAGAATTTTTAGAGGCAAACGAACTAGAGTTTAAGGGTACTGGGTTTGATGAAGAGGCTGATGATCTAGATGCAATGTTGGACTTACTAGGTAAGGAAGATGAATTAGACGAAATTAAAAACAAATCCTTTGAGACTCCTGACGTGGAAAGCGGTAAGGAACTTAAAAGTAAATCTAGCGAAAGGACTACCGCTCCTATAACTACAGATTTAAAGCTACCGACAGGAGGTTTGTTTACACCTAAAGATGCACAAAGCAGACCAAAAACAAAATCATTACAAACACCGACAGGTAAAATTAAACGTATTATTGATGATGCACCCACAGTAAAAACTAAAGAGTTAAAAGATATTTGGGAAGCGGAACGATCTAAGCTACTTGCTTTAGTTGAACAGAGAAACAAAGAGTTTGGAGTTATTCTCTAATGAAAATTAAAAATAGAATTGCTGGTAAAATTGTTAAGGACAAACCTAAAGAGAGCAGCACAAAGAAACAAAAGAAAGCTCGACGTGTTGCTAGACGTAGGATGTATACGTAATGCCCCGTGGTAGAATACGCCCCCTTGTTAAACCGTTCCCTAGAGCAAGTCAACATACGTGGAAACAACAGCAGTTATTTATACACCTGAGTAATCGAAATCAAGAAGTACGTGACCCTTATGTGTTTGGTAGTGCCAGGTCACTATATGGTATAGCAAAATATTCAAGTAGATAATGGAGTAATATAATGAGTGACTATTCAATTTCAGTTTCTTGGTCTGGAAAAGATGCTTTATCTGATAGTGATCCAAATAAAGTTATTTCCGGTGGAGACTTCAATACTGAATTTACAGCGGTACAGACAGCAGTAAACTCAAAACTTAATAAAAACTTTGATAACATTACCAGTGCTTCAGGAGCTAGAACAGCTTTGGGTTTGGTTATTGGAACAAATGTTCAAGCTTATGATGCTGATAATGTGGTCAAAGATGTAGCTAATGAATACACTAAAACTCAAAACTTTAACGCTACTGGCTTAACTGACGGTGCAACTATAGCTTGGGACGCTTCACTTAATCAAGTTTGTAGTGTTACAATTACAGATAACCGCACAATGGCTGCGCCTACAAACCAAGTAGATGGAGCCTTTTATCATCTTACGGTTATTCAGGACGGCACGGGATCACGTACACTAACGTGGAACGCTGTATTTAAGTTTCCTTCCGATACGGCTCCTACGCTTACCACAACCGCATCTGAACAAGATGAGCTTACTTTCCGTTCCAATGGAACAAATATGTACCTTGTTGGTCAATCCTTAGCAGTTGCTTAATTAGGAGATAATAATGTTTGCAATACTTTCTGACGGTGCTGTAGCATCCCTTCACAATAACTCTCGATCCGTTGCGATTGCTCTTGGTAAACGTAATAGTCTTTCCTACCAGGCCAACATTTGTCAATTGTGGTCAAAGGAAGAACTCAAGGAACATAACGTAGTTCGCTTTGAGGAGCCTTCAGTCCCTACAGGTAAACTCGAAAAGGGAGATAAGTCGGATACAGTAGATGGGTTTGTAGTAACTCGTAAGGCAACCTGGGTTGATGACCCTGACTACGTAGCTCCCACTCCAGTATCCGAACTTCAACAAGCTAAAAATAGTGCTGTAGGTGAAATTAAACTAGAGGCTCACAAACGTATTATCGCAGCCGTGCCTGAATGGAAACAACGGAATGTAATTGCCGATCTGTCCTCTGACGATGCAGACACAAAGGCAGCGGCAGCTACAGAGTGGAAAAAGGTTACTGATATTAGAACCAAGTCAAATGAATTGGAAGCATCCGCAAATGGTATGGACTTGGATGCTCTTAGACATATAGATTTAAATTGGACTGCTGACGAAAAGTGGACTGACTAATGTTAGTTTATCCTACAGGGATACCCACTGGTGGTACTGGTTACACTATAGAAAACGCTATCATGTTAGATGGCGGCGCAGATTATCTAGTTCGTGATCCAAGTTCCGCTGGAAACAGGAAGACTTTTACCTTTAGTTGCTGGCTGAAACGATCAGATTTAGGGTCTGCTGGAGGAACAACTGGCGGAAATATTTTTGGTGGAGATAGAACAAGCGTTTATTCGGATAGAATACAGTTTGGCAGTGGTGACTCTGGTGACGATTGGCTCGAAACCTCATACCATGATGGTTCATCAGGTTTAGTAAAAACTAAGGCACTGTATCGTGATCCAACGGCGTGGATGCACATAGTCTGGGTTGTAGATACAGCGCAATCAACAGATACCAATCGTGTTAAAGTTTACGTTAATGGGTCGCTTGTTACTTTTAATTCACCTAGTTATCCCGCTCAAGATTATGATACGGCAATTAACAACACCGAAAATCAGGTTATTGGCGCTAGGCCGGGAAACCTTGCTCAACAACATTTTGGTGGCTACCTTGCTGAAGTCATACTGCTCGACGGCACGGCTGTATCTGATGCAAGCAGTTTCGGTAAGCTTGACAGTAACGGTGTATGGGTTCCAGTTGATCCGTCTGGATTAGATTTTAGCGGTACTAATTCATTCCACCTAGATTTTAAAGTAGCCCCCGGCACAGGCAACGGCGCTGGAACTGACGTAAGCGGTAATAATAATCACTTCACCGATGTTAGCTTAACGACAACGCAGCAAGTCACCGACACATGCACTGATGATGCTGATAATGATATTGGGAACCATTGCACTTTAAATTCACTAGACCCCTTATCGCACACCTTGTCAGAAGGCAATTTGAAAGTTACAGCGGGTGCTACAGGCCGGGTTAACCACGGAACTATCGCAATTCCGACCACAGGAAAATGGTATTGGGAGGCAAAAGTTGTATCTCAAAGTCCAAACCAAGGGGCTGTTGGAATTAAGTTACTGTCATCAATAGTTTCCACAAACACTGACTTCTCTCTTGGTTCTGGTGGATACGGCATGTTTCAAGCGAATAACAGTGGCTTGAACGGGCATTACTTTGAAAACAGTGGAACGACAGTCCCTGGTGGTGGAGCATCACAGAATATTACTTGGGCAGTAAACGATATTGTAAACATTGCTTATAGCGCAGACGACGGGAAAATTTGGTTTGGAAAGAACAACACATACTATTCTAACTTTACCAATGGCACTTCAACAACGGTAGGTGGAAGTAGCAACTTTGGTTCAATTCCAAGTGGTGTTTATGTTCCCGCTGTTGCCGGAACTAATGGCGGAGGTGCATCCGCCTATTTGTTTAACTTCGGGGCTAATGCTTTTAGCTACACACCTCCTACAGGGTACAAAGCTATTAACACCGCCAACCTCCCGGCTCCGACTGTGAAGAACCCTGATGATGGGTTTGTGTTCATTACATTGGAGGACGGGGATACCATTGAGGCCAGCCTAGCCAACGCACGTACAGGGTGGAGCAGCTTTATAGACGTATTTAAGCGTGAGGATACAAACAATGAAGATTACGACGTTCGGTTTTCGGATGACAGCGGGAATTCAATGCACTTCAATACAAACGCCGCCGCAGGGTCAGAGGCAACCCTAGCGTCAGGCGTGAACTACTCCGCATGGTCTTGGCGCGTAGGTGCAACTTATGGGTGTTACACGGCAGAGATTAGCCACACGAACGGTGCGACGACAAACCAAGCTCATGGTCTGGGGAGTGGTGCAAAATCGGCTGTAGCGAAAAGGTCAGATAGTACGGGCGATTGGTATGTATCACACCCAAATATGTCTTCGGCCAATATTCGGTTTAACGTACAAGACAGACCATCAACCAGCGAACTTGTGACGGTTGATGGAACGAACATAACACTAAATAGTAGCTTTGCTACTGGAACCTATAGGGTCATCGTATGGGAGCAAATCGAAGGGTTCAGCGCGTTCACAAACTATTCGCATAACGGTTCGACAACTGACGGTCCTTATATTCATCTTGGTGGATCAGCGTCCCTAGTCGCATGGCGCAATATAGATTCTTCCAATTCCAACGATTTCTTTGCAACATTTCCAACGTATTCGACAAACGGAAACGGCAATCCTACCGATATTCGTTATAACTGGAACAATGGAGAAAAAGGTTATGACGGCATCACGATTGGAGATGTCACTGCCAATGGATATAAGATGCGTCCTAGTTCTGGAGGAGCTTTTGGCACCGGCACTGATGATCCTATGTTAGTGTGGGCGTGGGGTCTTCGCCCCTTCGGTGGTGACGGTGTAGCACAGGCAAGATCGAGATAGTGTATGGACCCAATTACTATAGCTGCCGCAATAGCCGCCACTAAAACTCTAGTAAAATCTGCTAAAGGTGTTCAGGAAATTGCTCATGGTTTAGATGGTTTATTTCAAGCAAAGGAACAACATGAGAATAATAAAGACCACAAAGCCGGTAGCTCGATTGGTAGAAAAAACAAAAGTATACTACAGAAACGAGCTAAAGATGATGGATCAGAAACTTCAATGTCATCTGCCGCTGCTGCGGTTATAGAGGAAAAACAACTTAAACAACAACTTGATGACCTTAAGACAGAGATTAACTCAAAGTGGCCGTCTAAGCCAGGTGAAAAATCTACTTGGGATTTAATACTGGAAGAACGTGAGAAACGAATTGCCGATAAGAAGAAACGTGAGAAGCAGGAAAAAATAAATGCCGAAGAACGTGCTGAACATAGAAAAGTTATTCTATTTGAAATTGCCAAAGGTTTAGCCGTTATAGTTATTGCCGGTGGAATTGGTTGGTTTTTATATTGGGCAGCAACATCTGGACCAGCGGTGAGCTAACATGGAATTTGGTGTAAGAGAACTTGTACAATTTGGTACACTATTAGCTTCATTAGCTGGCGCATTTGCAGTAGTTAAATCACAACTGTCCAGAGTTATTCAGGACATTGCTGAAATGGAAAAAGTGCTTAACGATATTAACACCCGTATAGACCAAGCCGATGCAGACAGGGCCGTAATAAAACATCAGAATAAAGTTTTCTCTACAATATTATCACCGGGAAAACTAGAAGCACAACATAGGGAAATATCTGAACTTAGAACTGAAATGCGAGTCGTACATAAAAATTTAGATGCACTAGCTCACATGCACAATGGTAGACATCCATCAGTTAAAGGAGATTAAATATGTCTTATGGCAAAGTAGCGTATAAAACTCCACCGAAAAAGAAAAAGAAGAAAAAGAAGAAAAAATAATGGCTATTACTAGGGCAGGAGAAACTTTTTCAGGATACAATAAACCTAAACGGTCACGTAAGGGTGGTAAAAAGTTTGCCGTACTTGCTAAAGAAGGTGATAAAACAAAACTTATTCGATTTGGCGATGCCAACATGACTATTAAAAAAGATCAACCTAAACGTAAAAAAAGTTTTAGAGCAAGACATAAGTGCGATACAAGCCCTCCTTCAAAACTAACGGCCCGTTATTGGTCCTGTAAGAAATGGTGATAATATGTCCCTTGTAGAAAATATAAACAAACGTAAAAAAGCTGGCAAGTCTAGACCTAAAAGTAAATCGACGATTAGTAAAAAAGCGTATGCTAATATGAAAGCTGGTTGGAAAAAAAAGAGGAAAAGTTAAATGGCTAAAGGAATGAAACATTACTTCCGTGACGGCACGTTACATAAAGGCGGTAGTCATAAGATGCCAAATGGAGATTTACATTCCGGAGCAAGGCATACTAATTCCAGTAAAAAACTTGTTCACTTTAAAGACTTATCAAAAACTGCTAAAAAGAAAGCTAAAGCAAATGCCTAGTTTTGGAAAAAGAAGCCAGGAAAAACTACAAGATTGTGATCCACGTATTCAGTTAGTTCTTCAAGAAGCTATTAAACACTATGATTTTTCCGTATTGGAAGGGTATAGAACTGAAGAAAAACAACAGGAATACTTTGAGTCGGGTGCAAGCAAAGTGCAGTATCCCAATTCAAAACATAATTCATGTCCTGCTTTGGCAGTGGATGTGGTTCCCTATCCTATTGATTGGGATAATCTCCAACGGTTTAAGGAATTGTCTGAAGTTATTAAGACGGCTTGTGAAACTGTAGGTGTAGATAATTTACACTGGGGTTTCGATCTGTGGCAGTGGGATATGCCACACTGGGAAATTAGTAACGAGCCTGTGAGTTTTTAATGTTACCTTTACTTGGCCCACTTGTTAGCGGTGTATTCGATATAGGCAAACAATACTTTGCCAACAAAGCAGAGAAGTCAAAAGCTAAACATGAGCAAGAACTAGCTGTAATTAAAGGTGATCAGACATGGGACGAAATACAGGCTAGGAATAGTAACGATAGTTGGAAAGATGAATACCTTACCATTGTTATAACGTCACCATTTATTGCTATGTTTCTTGCGGCAGTTCTTGACAACAGGGAAATGGTAGACAGAATAGGAGAGGCATTTGTTATTCTGCAAAGTGAAGTACCGGAACAGTATTGGACATTATTAATTATAGCCTTTGGTGCATCGTTTGGTGTTAAGGGTGTAATCAAAGGAACTAAAACATTTATTGATGGGAAGAAAAAGTAATGGCTTATCGTCAGATTATTAATAGGGTTTTAATTAGACTACGTGAAGATGTTCTTTCCTCTAACTGGACGGGAGCAGTTATTGACGCTTCCTCCGATCAAGTAGACGCTTATCAAAAGTTAATATCGGAACTTGTTAACGAATCCAAACAACTTGTGGAAGACTCATGGAACTGGAGTACGCTACGAAGTATACAGACAGCAGCAACAAGTGCAGGAACAGATGAATATACATTATCTAATTTAAATAATCGTTCTCGTATTCTACAGGTTATTGACGATACAAATGATTCGACTTTACAACATATGTCTGATGAACTATACTATCGTTACAAATACATAGGCACAACACAACAGGGTGTTCCTTCCGTTTATCGGCTTACGGACAGTAACAAGATTGCATTCTGGCCCGTACCTGATGGTTCTTACAATATAAGAGTACATGCTGTACAGCCACAGGCTGATCTCTCAAATGCAACGGACACGCTTACGGTTTCGGAAAATGTTGTTGTACTGGGTGCATATATGTTAGCACTTAATGAACGAGGAGAAGACGGCGGTACAGCAAGCTCAATAGCTGTAGCACGTTTTCAAGATGCTTTATCTGACGCCATCACACAGGATCAAAACAGAACAGTAAACGAGACAACTTGGTATGCCAGCTAAACAAATCTCACCAGTTGTTCTTAACACATTAGGAACTGCTGGACTTAATACTCAAGCACAGGAAAGCACGTTAGGCCCTGAGTTTCTAACGGAAGCAACTAATGTGGTGTTTGATTATCAAGGTCGTATTACATCTCGAAAAGGAATTAAACAGGTATCCAAACTCGTAACTGCTACAGCTAAAGTTAACGGAGCAACTAGCAGTACAACAACGCTTGTAGTTGATAATAATAGCGGAACTATCTTAAGTGGTATGACTGTTACAGGCACAGGCATTAGTGGTACTGTAACTGTATCATC